CGCTGGAGCGGTTGATGTTTTCTTGACCGGCGGATTGACAGCCAGTTTGGCTTCAATCGTGCCGATCTCCTTTGCCTGCAAGATCGGCGGCAAGCCGGAGATCCGTCGGGCTTCTGCCGGGTTGGACCCTAGCCAATAGATGACTTCGGGACCAATGTCAGACGCCTGAATGGCCTGAGCCATAAAGTCCGTTACGGGCAGGTTCGGGTTATAGGCGACCTGTTCAAAGTCGTCGTATCGGTCCCGAATCGCCTCTTCGCGGTCTCTATATGCCTCAACGATAGCTTCCTGCTGCTTTGCGGCCTCACGCTTCGCCAAAAGTTCCTGAGCCTTTTGCTCAGCCAATGCTTCCGCATATTGCTGAGCGGTCTCAAAATCATTCGGGTCTGCGGGAGGTGCTACGGGCTTTGGGGCCTGTAACTCCGCAAGCCGCTGGGCTTGCTCTCGTTCCCACTTACGCTGTTCTCTTGCAAGGCGCTTGCTTACAATCGCGTCCAACTCTTCCTGAGTGAACGATTTTGCAGGCTGCTGTTCCTCCGGCGTTGTCTCAACAGATTCCGGCGCTGCCGTAGCTTCCGGTTCCGGCGCGGGGCTGATCTCCGCTACAGCCTGTTCATTTTCCATTTTTACCTAGCTTTCCGGCCAGTCGGTTGATGTTTATATACTACAGCCACGCTTATTCCGCAACCGGCGGGACAGGCATAGGCGGCTGGACCGGCGTGATCGGCGGAACCTTGTCGGCCGCATCCTGACCGGCGACCTGCTTGTCCCACTGATACGCCTGATTGACGATGCCGTTCATGACGCTCTCGGCGTAGGCGATGACAGCCTCTTCCGGCGTCGCGGGACGGGTAACCCACGCCTGCACGGAGATGAACTCCGGCGGGTTCAGCGGGTCTTCCTGATCCGGGCTCCATGCCGGGTTCGGCACTTCGCTCTGGACGTTTTCCGTCACCGTGCCGAACGAGGTCGCCTGCATCAGATAGTTCACGACGCGGGCGCTGTCGGCATCCGACAATTCCATCTGCACCGTCAGCGTCAGCGTGGGGCTGACGACCCCGTAGTTAACGAATGCCATCTCAGGAATGTCCTTCTTCTGTCTCGACCGCCGCAGGTTTGCCAGCTTCCTCAATCTTCCGCTTGAAGTGCAGCCCGGCTTCCGCCGCCTGCAAGCCCGCTGCTTTAACCGCAACGTCAATCAGGTTGATGAGAACGTTGGCTTCGTCGCTGTTCAATTCGATGTTCATTTTGCTTTCTCCAAAGCATGTGCCCAGCCAGATGGAGAACACGCGAGGCTGGCCGGACGATGCTCCTCGCGTGTGTTGGGGTTACGGGCCAGCGTCACGCCACTGACCGCCGCTGTAGAAATACAGCTTGTTGTTCGTGCTATCGACAACGATAGGCGCGGTGCCGGTCTGTGTCGTAGGCGTTCCCGTAGGCGTTCCCGCGCATGTCGGGACGTAGAGGAAGCCGTCTGTCGCCGATGTGGCGAGTGCTTGATTGCCGACGATGAAGCCCGCAGATGCAGTATTGTCCGCAGCGATAACCTGAAGATTTGCAGAGACGCGCTTGAGGGCGGGGAAGCTGGAGGTGTTGGTGCCGAAGCAAACAATTCCGGTATTCCCAACGATCCTAAAATAAGGCGTGGTTCCGGCACTGTTCGTTATATACAGGCTGTAGTCCTGAGAGCCAGCTCCGGCTTGAATGGCTAAGCCAAAATTTGAGTTACCGCTGCCACTTCCTAATATATTAAAGGCTCCACTAGACGGATTAGTGAACGTCCAGTTGTCCGTGTATGTTATTCCAAAGTCCGCTCGCGTCGTGCCATCCACCTGTATCGCCAGCTTCGTCAGCGCGGTCGGGCTGCCCTTCTTCTGCGAGCCGATGTAAAGCGTGTTGGCATTGCCAGCGGTGCCATCAAGGTTAACCGCAGCGCCAATCGCGCCATACGCGTCGTTCGTGCCGTTGTAGGTCGAGTAGACCCGGAATAGCTGCGCGCTCGCCCCGTTCCGCAGCGCGAGCGTGTTGGCGGCGTCGCGGCGGACAAACAAATCGTAAGTGGCCGTCGGTGTTGCATTTCCATTAGACCATGCAAAGGCAAAGGCAGGATGCACACCAAATACAGTGCCTTGGGTTGGAGTATCTCCAACAAAACATGCTCCCCCTGTGTATCCACCTGTCCTTATTTGAACGCCGTTATAGCCGCTTGCGGCTCCGACTTCAAATATAGCATAAGGAGAAGAGCCTGCTACAGCATTTAGGCCCATAGCCGTCACATAAGCGTTCTGCGACGAGCCGCTGCTGCCCGCAGGCGCAACCTGAAAGATGATGCTGCCGCCAGCGCCCGTGCCGGTGCCAGCAGACCCCTGAATGGTGAAGTTCGTTCCCGCCGTATTCGTGGTGCCAGCGACAACGCTCTGCACCTTGAACGTCTGCGCGACGGGAGCGGCTGCGTCCGCTGCGCCGAGTTGGAGAGTGGCGGCGGCGGCGCGGCGGAGGATGAGGTCATCGTTGAACGATATGAAGGTGCTGGTAGGAAGCCACAACTTGGTATTTGTGGTAACGAACACGCCGCCGCTGTTTGCCCACAATCTTTCAGCGCCGTTGCTAATCAACGCGGGGCTGTCATAGTAGCCGCCGAAGCCCGTAGTAACGCCAGTTTTCAGTGCATAAGAAACCGCAGCGACCGCGCTTGTGTCTACGTCGCTATAAAAACGTCCACCTTTTGTAATGTTTGCCTTACTCACCCCACCAACCTGCAAATCCAGCAGCAGCGAGCCGCTCGCAGACGCCGTGTCAGTCGCGTTGAACCGCAGGCCGGTAAAGGTGACGGTGCCACCCGCGCCATCGTTCCACGTCTGCGACAGGTTCAGGACGGGCTGGCTGGTGGTGATGGTCGCGCCGGTCAAAGCCGTGGAGCCGAGCAACCCGCCTGCAATCTGCAAGCCGGTCATCTTCACCGGTCCAACGCCGGTCGTCTGCACTACAGGCGTGACATCGGTCGCCGCCAGATTGGAGGCGCTGGCTGTAAGGTTGGAAATACGTGTGTTTGCCATGTTACGCCTCTAGCAGCAGAATGCTTGTGTTATCTTCCAGAAGAAGAAACGAAGTATTGTCCTCCAACAGGATGCCGTTGGAGACGACGGGCGGTGGTGGGGCCGCCCCGGTCGGGCTAACAGCATACGGGCCTTCGCCAACCAGATAGCTTTTGGCTACGTTGACGTTGATAACCTGTTCGCCGTTGCGGATCTTAAGCATAATAGCTCACGTTAAGCTCAGCCGAGCCGGTCTGCTCAATGAACCTGATCCGCTTGAGATCGCCGTCATAGTTGAAGTACGCCCCGGCGGACACCGGCATCCCGACGCTTGCGGTCGGGTCCGTGCCGTCGTCTCGCCAGCGTATGCCCTGCGTCAGCGGCGCGATCACGGCCATAGTCGCCCCCTGCGGGACGGTAAGGCTGGCCGCAGACGACAGACTGGTAATCTGCTGATAGCCGAGACAGACGGTGGTTGATTTCAGTCCCATTTTAGCCTCACGCCAGGAATTTGAGTCTATACAGGGTCGAAAGATACAACCCCACGATCTCGTCGATAATGTTCTGCAACGCAGAGTCGTCCTTGTCGCAGACCTTATAGCGCATTTCCTCGATGTCTTTCAGCGAGTCTTCGAGGAAATCCACGATGTTGTTCGTCTTCTTGGCCGACTGGAGCGCAATCGGCCCGATCATGCCGTGGCGGCCCATGTAGGCTTCTGCAAACGTGTCCGCGAGGTCAATGACGCCCCCATAGAACTTGCCCAGCGCCTTGTGCTTGGCATATGAGCGCGTGTTCAGATGGCTGCTATGCGCCACGTCGCGGGCGAGGAACAGATGACCGATAAACACTTCGCAGGTCACATCATCTCTCCCGTTTCGCGGATGGGCGCGTTACCAGATACCAGATCCCCGGTGTCCAGCGCAGCCGCGATAGTCCCTTGAACAATATCAGAAATTTGATCCGGCGTCATGCTGTTTGCAAACGCCTGCATCCGCTTGGTCTCGGCGTCGAACGCCTTGATCTGGCTGTTCTGGTCGTCGATAGCCAGCTTTTGCATCTCATAGGACTGCATGAGCGCCTGAATCTGCCCGGTCGTGGCCTCCATCTCCTTGGCCATCGTCTCCATCTGCGCCCGCATGATCTGGGCTTCGGGAGACTCGTCCGTGTTCTGGACAACCGCCGGATCCAGCACCCGCTCAAACCGCGCCGCCATCTCCTGCGCGCCCGGCCAGTCCATGTTGCGGATGAACAGGTCGCCCGCCACCCGCCACAGGTCCGGGTTGGACTGGAGCAGCATCTGCATGGCGTCGAGGGCTTCCTGACGCTTGGTCATGTAGCCCGGTCCGGTCGTCACCATCACATCGTAGACGCCGATGGTCGGGTTGTAGATCTTTTCGATCTCCAGCCCGTTCTGATCCTTCAGGACGCGGACAGGCTCCGGCTGCATGGGGTTGATCTTGACCATGCCGACTTCGCCATCGACGCCGATGATCCGGGCGACGCGCTGGGTGTCGTAGATCTTCGGGATCAGGTCCACGAGCTGCCGGGTCACATACCGGATCGCGCGGGAAAGGTTATCAACAAAATGGTAAGTCGATGTGTCGCCTTGCCGCTCACGGGCAAGAATTGCGCGACCCGTACGCTCATTCGAGTCCGCCCCAATAGAACTGTCGTATTGACCCGTCGTGGACTTGATGTCATCGGCCGCGCCCATCTTGGCCTGAATGAGCCCCATCTGGGCCTGCGGCGGCTCTGCGCGCTGCGGCAACGGGAGCGGATTGCCCGCCCCGTCAGTAACGTCAGGATTGACCTCCAGATACGGCCAGTTATTGACGTTGGCCGTCTTCCAGTTGGTTTCATAGCCCTCGAACTGGCCGCCATAGCCGATAAATGGCGCTTTGGGCGCCAGAGCCAGCATCTCGGCTTCCTGACTGACCCAGTAGTTATACATCCGCTGGGCGTCCTTGGCGTTGCGCACAAGGCCCGACAGATAGAGCTGGCCGTCCACCTCGAACTCGTTGCCGACGACGCGGATGACCGGAATCCACTTCCCGGCCCAGTCCCGCTCTTCGAGGATCTCGTAGCCGTTGGTCTTGACCCACTTGACCTGCCGACGGTCCACCTGACGGTTGCGCAGCGGCTTGCCGAACTGGTTCCGCAGCATCTTGTCCTGCGGCGTGCCGTCGAAAGCGGTGATATTGTCCGGGTAGAGGTTCAGCGTCGCCTTGCGATGTTCGACGTAGAAATATTCGGCAATCCGAATGGTTTCCTCATTCAGCCACATGCTGAGCGACTGGTCGCCCACGCCCATCTGCTGGATCGAGGACACCGGCTGCGCATCGGGAAACATCCGCGCGTATTCGTCCTTGCTGATGTCTTCCGTAATGAAGCACCATTCGGCGTCCGATCCGCACGGGTCCTGAATGGTCGGGTCCATATAGACGCTGAAGCTGTTGCGCACCCGCGCGATCTTCAGATCCTGATCGAAGCTGTCTTCCCGGCAGTATTCCGTCAGGATGCGGATATAGCCCTCGCCATACGTGACCTGATTGTCGCAGGCCGTGTCGTAGGCGACGTCGGCGTCCGATAGATACTCAATATGGCGCACGATCCCGTTGAAGATCTCCGCGACCTTCTCGTCGGCGCGGTCGTCGGCCGGGATGACCTTGCCCTGCGGCCGGTTCTGCCGCTGCTCGTTGGTCACGAGCCGGACGTGCTGCGGGAGCTTGTTGATCGTCAGGCATGGCCGCGCGTTGATCGTCTGGCCCTGCACCGCCCCGCGGGTCGCCAGCACGTCCGCCGGCCATTGCCATGCGTTGTCCGGGCTGCCGGCCATGAAGCGCAGGTCATCCAGCTCGTCTTCACGGCTGTCCGAGAACGCAGAAACCGCCATTTTCAGGCGGTGCCGCATGGTGCTGAGCGTGTCGTCGGCCCCGGCTGATACGTCGCCGGCGGCCTTAACGTCATTTGCCACAGGATTTACCCTTCTTGGCCGCAGCCTTGCGTTTCACGTCATATGCTATTGCAACGCTTTGTTTCTGGGGCTTTCCAGCGGCCATTTCGGCCTTTACGTTTTTGCGGAAGGCGTTTTTGGACGACGATTTGACCAGAGGCATTACTTCTTCCTCGTCTTGGCGGACTCTTTGAACGCCTTGGCCGTCGGAGCGCCTTTTGCGCCCGGTTTGCGCATCTTCTCGCCCGATCCGGCGGCGATGCGGGCCTTTTTGGCGTGGATTGCAGCATACAATCCGGGGCTTCCGGGCTTTTTCACGGGCATTTCCATCTCCGCAGGCTGGCCTTGGCGCGTTCGCCGTCTTTGGCTTTGGCCGCTACCGAGCCCATACGCGCACAAAATGACTTCTTGCGCCCCTCGTCGGCCTTCGTCTTCGGGTTCGGAGCCGGCGGCTTCAGTTTGCTGCCTGTGGCGGCGTTGTAGCGCGCCCTGCCCTTGGCCGTGAGGCCAGCGCCTTCCTTCGTGGACAGCTTCTCGCCACGGCCAACCGATAGAGATACGGATTTCTTGGCCATTATGACGCCATCCAGCCAGAAGAATTGCCTGACGGAAGATACGGCCTCGAGCGTGCTATGTCAACGCGTCCCTCCCTGTGCGCCACGGGGAAAGCAAATGTCACCGCGATGGCGTCCGCGGCGTCGGGGGACGCCAGACCCCTGCTTTTCATATCCTTCTTGCTCTCCAGAAAGATCGCGCCCTTCGAGTCCGGCTTCACCATCGGTCCTGTCAGGTCGCCCTTCAGATACCTGTCGTTCGGGATGCTCGCCGTCTTCAGCCATTCCTTCATCGACCCCCACATCTCGGCGCGCTTGTTGCCGTACATGATCGGCTTGCTTGAGCGCATCCCGAAGTTGACGCCTCTTATCTTATATCTCTGCTCCTTGAGCCGGTCCACGACGCCCGCCCCCAGCCCACCCTCGTCGATGACGACCAGCGCCGGGCTGTAGCTCTGGATGGCGTCGATGACGTGCCCCACCACCGTCATGGTGTCGTCGCCGCGATGCCGCTGGATCGCGACGATGTCCCTGCCCTGCCGCACCGCTATGACCGTCGCGTCCGACCCGAACCGCGCCGGGTCCACCCCGATCACGATAGGGGCGCTCTGGTCGTTCCACTTCGGCCTTGTCGCAGCCTCGGTAACCAGCGACGCCGAGATGAACTGGTCATCCCCCGCGTTCGGGAACTCACCGTAGACCTCGACGTGCGCCTGCGTGCTGTCCGGTCCATACTCGTCGATGATCTGCTGGTAGACCTGCTTGTCCGTCCCTTCGACCGATCTGGCGTCCACGATCTTGTTGCGCCAGAAGTCCCGCTTGGAGTTAAAGCACTCGTAGAAGTAGCCGCTGTTGCGGCGCGGGTTGCTGAACGCCAGCCAGAACCTGTTCGGCGTGTTCTCCGTAAAAAAGCCGCTCGCGACTGACCATATACTATCTGGAACGCCCGACGCCTCGTCGAAGATCAGCATGACGCCCGCGAAGTTATGGACGCCGGCGTAGCTGTCGGGGTTCTCGGCCGACCACAGCCGTCCCTCGACGCCCCAGTAGCGTGTGCCGAGCTTCAGATCCCGCTCGACCAGTTCCGTGATCCACTTGGCCGGGGCGACGCGGGTGGCCGACACCTCGAACCAGTGGCTCTGAAGCGCCATGCTCAGCCACTTGGTGATCTCGGCCCATGTGACGCTGCGTAGCTGCGATTCCGAGTTGGCGGACACGATGGTCGTCGAGCCGATCCTCGTCGTCAGCATCCAGATCACCAGCCATGAGACCAGCGCCGACTTGCCGATACCGCGCCCGGATGACGTCGCCATCCTGAACGTCTCGAAGTCCACCCTGCCGCCGTTCGCCTTGATGTGGTCCCGTAGCGTCAGCAGCACCTCGCGCTGCCATGCGCGCGGCCCCTCGAAATGCTCAAGAGGCGTTCCCGGTTTCCCCCACGGGAACGCCAACCGCACGAAGGCCAGCGGATCGTCCTTGATCTGCTGGCTCCATAGCGTCGCCATAAGATTCTGTTCGTCCTGCGGGGAGAATATGGGCGTCTGCAATTGAACCCTCGATTACCCGCATCTTCGCCTCTTCAAGCGCGGCGGTGATGCTGATTGTCTGGTTGACCTCTACGCTGACCGCCTGACGCGCCACCCATCCGTGGGTGTGCTTCAGTATGTCCAGCGCCGCCTTCGTATCTCCCGCCAGCGCCGCCGTGCGCAGAACCCCGGCCATCTCAGCCTCGGCCTCCGCGCGTCCGCGCTCCTCTGCATATAGAGCCATCTGGTCGCGGCTGACCAGCGCCCGATACTCGGCCGGGGTCATGTCCAGCGCGAACGCCAGCGCATCCCCCTTCAGGCCCAGCTTGGCCGTCTGATAGATCTGCTCAAGACGCGCCTCGGTGGCGGCGATGACGCGCGGTTCATAAGGTAGGCTAACGAATGTCATAGATTGTTAGATAGCATATTCGTCTGTAAACACAATATGAAAAAATTTTGAAAAAATGTTCGCGGCCCCTTCGTATTTCTATAGGGAAATCCTAAGGCCGGGCCTCCCCTCTCCAAGCGCCGCCCAGCCCATATGTCAACGGCCAAGAGCCAGCATGAATGTCTACTTGCCCTTGACTGTTTACATTAGGTCAAATTGTCATGCGCTGCGCGGTTTGCGTGCGCGCAATGGGATATCAGCATTTGGCGTGTAGATGTACGCAAAGAAGCGAGAGCCGGGGCCTTTGCGCCAGCATATCGCCGCGCTATCAGGATCAGGCACAACGGCGCCGGCCAACGCGGCGACATATGCGAGCGACCAGTCGCCAGCAAGATACCAGTCGAAAGCGGTTGCGACTGCGTGCGCTCGTGAGACGTAAGGCGTGCGGTTAGGCGCGTCATGGGTCATTTGGGTCATATTGCCATACCTCCAAAGTCCGTCCAG